CTCTTTCAGTTCCGAAGCGACGTGATTCTCACTGAGACTCATCGCTGGAATCCACACGCGGATGTGGCGGAATTGGTAGACGCGCTAGTTTCAGGTTCTCGAGTGAATCCTGAACGCTGACGTATACATGCAGGATAAACACCTGCCACGTCAGTCATAGCAACGTGTACACTCCGGTATGATAGTAATCACCGGTTCTAGCGAGGTTTCTTATTGGCGACACCATCACAGATAGAGGAGCAAGTTCAGTTTGAAAGGGATGCAATTAAACAAGGACTTGAACGTTTGCGTAAAAACACTACAGATCTTGAAAACAAAACATATGCATCAGCTACCATATATGGCTGCAGTTCTATTTCTACTCTTCTGCCACTTGTTACCAAGCGTATTGAAGATACAAACACTAGAATTAGAAAGGGATGCATCGGTAAATCTTTCAAAGAGATACACCAATACCTTGAACCAATAGATGCAGGAGCTGCAGCTGCAATAGCTTTGAAGATTACCTTTGATAAGGTATTTGCTTACAAAGATAAAAGTAATCTATTGCTCACTGTATGTGAGGCTATTGGTCAAGCTGTTGAGCAAGAAGCTCAAATGCAGTTCTATGAAAACAATTGTCCAGGGTTACTTGAGACGATTAAAAAGAACTATTGGCATAACACCACTGGCACACGTCAGAAGTTCACCATTGTAAGAACGCTTATACAACGTTATGACGTACCACAATGGTCACCATGGAATAGACTTAATCGTGTAAAACTTGGTGGTTGGTTGCTTGATTGTATTATGGAATCAAGTGGCTGGTTTATGAAAGTAGATAACCGTAAAGGTAATAAAAGCCAAGTATTTATTGAACCAACTCCTGAGTTTATGTTGATTAAGGATGAGGTAATGGCTAACGCTGAGTTATTCAGTCCTATTGCCTATCCCATGCTGATTGAGCCTAATGATTGGTCAGATAAACGCCAGGGAGGCTACCTATTAAACGAAGTAATGCGCGGTCACGACATGGTTCGTCGTGGTGTGGACCGTATACAGGGAGAAACACCCTACCAATTCCTGAACAAGATTCAGAAGGTTGGTTACCGACTTAATCCGTTCACAATCGAAGTCGCTGAGACGTTATTTGAGAAAGGTTATCAAGTTGGTAAGTTTGTTCCTATTGTAGAAATACCTCTACCACCTAAGCCTGTTGATATTGCTGAGAATTATGACTCACGCAAGCAATACAGGAGGAATGCAGCAGAAGTAATGAATCTTAATGCTGCATCATTTAAGAAGTCATGTAGAACACGCATGACAATGGAAGCAGTAAGAATGTTCAAGGATAAGAAAGAGTTCTTCATTCCATGGTCATTTGACTATCGAGGACGTGCTTATCCCATCCCTGCTTTCCTAACTCCTCAAGATACTGACTTTGGTAAATCATTATTGAATTTCAGTGAGGAAGCATTCATGACGCCAGAAGCTGAGGAATGGTTAGCTTTCCAAGTTGCTACTACTTATGGTCTTGACAAGGAACCTATGCACTCACGTATGCAATGGGTTAGAGATAACGATGCGGTGATTTCTGCGGTCGCTCAAGATCCAATAGGAAACATATCAATCTGGGAAGCAGCTGAAGAGCCTTGGCAATTCCTGGCTGCATGTGATGAATACCACCATTGTGTCATTACCTGTGATCGAAATTACACTTCTCTGCCAGTTGCAACTGATGCCACCTGCTCTGGTCTACAAATACTCGCCGGACTCTGCCGAGACGCAAGAACTGCAAGTCTTGTCAATGTCTTGCCAGGAGAAAGACCCGCAGATGCCTACGCTGTTGTCGCCGAGCACGCTAAACCAAACGTTCCTGATGCGATAAAAGATTACATGGACAGAAAGACTGTCAAACGTGTAGTCATGACTGTTCCATATAATGCTAAACCTCATAGTAATCGTGGATATATCCGTGATGCTCTAAAAGAAAAAGGAGTAGAGGTTGAAAAGGATGATTTAACTGAAACTGTTAAAGCAGTTAGAAAAGCTATGGATGAGGTTGTACCTGGTCCTATGGCTGCAATGAAATGGATTGAGTCTGAAGTTGGTAAAGCTATTAAGCGTGGTGCTACTGAACTTGAATGGGTAACACCATCAGGTTTTATTGTCACTCAAAAACTGAATAAGAAGTTGGTTGAAAAAATCACCCTTCAATTGCTTGGTCGAGTACAGATAACCGTTGCTACAGATGATAGCGACAAGGTAGATCTTAGTCACCACAAAAACGCTACAGCACCAAACCTTATCCATTCATTAGATGCATCCTTACTACACCTATCTGCACTCCGCTTCGACGCACCTATTTCCCTCATACATGATTCGGTTCTATGTCGTGCTACTGACATGGGTACTCTTTCATCCATCGTTCGTGAGGTATACATGCACCTATTCGCTGAAAACTCCTACTTGGAAAATTGGGCTAACCAAATAGGTGCTGAAACTAAACCACCGATTATTGGAGACCTTTCACCGGAATCCGTAATTGAATCAACTTATTTTTTCTGCTAAATGCCACGCAACATTATTAAAACTGAACAGCCTGTAGTTCTTGAAGGATTCCAAGCTGTAATGAAGCCGAGTAAATTTGGTTATTCTCTTGCTACTACTGTTGGTCAAGATGTAATCGATACACTCGAAGATGATCGGATTGAAACCCTTAAGTGGGCTGAATCTAAACTGAAGAACCCTAAGCGCAGTGTATGTAAACCTGAGCCATGGGAGGAGGTATCAAATGGACAATACAAGGTCAAGTTCTCCTGGAATGAGACCAACAAGCCACCTATTGTTGACACTGAAGGAACTCCAGTTACAGACGAGGCAACACCTCTATATTCTGGGTCAAAAGTCAAGATCGCGTTCTATCAGAAGCCATACATTCTCAAGGATGGCACTACTTACGGCACTTCACTTAAACTTGTGGGTGTGCAAGTTGTGTCTGTCAATTCTGAAGCAGGAGTTGACACAGGAGACATGAGTACCGATGACGTTGCTGCATTGTTCGGCAACACACAAGGATACAAAGCTAGTGATCCTAATGTAACCGCTACTACTGAGGAGTCAGATGACACTGACTTCTGAAGATCAAGGACGTTTAAACCTATTTGCAAAAGAACCACCAATGACAATTATGGACATTTCAGAAACACATAACGAGAAAGCCGAACTTCTTAACGGACGCATGGCAATGATTGGTGTCATTGCTGCACTCGGTGCTTATGCACTGACTGGTCAGATTATTCCTGGCGTCTGGTAATGGCTTTCCGATCAGGACTTGAAGAGAAAGTCGCTGATCTAATGGTTGATCTGGGAATTGATTATGAGTATGAAACTGAAAAGGTTCCCTATACGATTGAACACATTTACACTCCTGATTTTCTTTTGCCTAATGGCGTCTATCTTGAGTGTAAAGGGTACTGGGAAGCGTCTGATCGTCGTAAGATTAAAGCCGTCAAACAGCAACATCCAGAGATTGATCTAAGGATGGTCTTCCAGTCACCGTATAACAAGATCAGCAAAAAATCGAAGACTACGTACGCACGATGGTGCGAGAAAAATGAAATACCATGGGCTTCATTCGGAAGCATCCCTGGAAGCTGGTTCCTCTGAATTTCTCAGACATGAACCATGCCCTAGTTGTGGCTCATCTGATGGCTTAGCTGTCTATACGGATGAGCACACTTTTTGTTTTGTTTGCCATGAATGGTCTCCTGGCAATAATACTAATGTTGTTCACAATCGAATAATGACCACCCACTATAAGGGTATTGCCTCTCACTTAACTAAACGCAGGATCTCCGAAAAGACGTGCGAACGGTTCAAGATATATAAGGATGGCAACACCTTAAGGTTCCATTACCACAATACTGATGGACAAGTTATCGGAGCAAAAGTCCGAACAACCAATAAGGTCTTCTCCTATGAAGGAGACACTAACGGAACGTTCTTTGGACAACACCTATGGAAAGGTCACGGACGACAAATTATCATCACTGAAGGCGAGCTTGATGCTGCAAGCTATGCCGAACTTTATCCCACATGGGATGTGGTCTCGCTACCGACTGGAGCAGCCGGTGCAAAGAAAGCGGTTCAAAAGAACTACGAATTTCTCCAAGGTTATGAAAGTATTATCCTTTGGTTTGACAATGATGATCCGGGCTGTGAGGCGGCTAAAGCAGCAGCTAGTGTCTTACCACCTGGTAAGGTTTCCATCGCGCGACTAGATGCATATAAGGACCTCTCAGACGCTTTACAAGCTAATGATCGGGAAGCTATTGATAAAGCTTTCTGGGCTAAAAAGCCTTATAGACCTGATGGCATTGTTGAAGGCAGAAGTCTTCTAAAAGAAATCACTACACCTAATCCACCACACGATCATGAATATCCGTTTTCAGGACTTAACAACAAACTACACGGTATTCGATACGGAGAACTTACTTGCATTACTTCAGGCTCAGGTATCGGAAAGTCGTCGTTCTGTAGGGAGCTTGCAACTTCATTACTCCAAAAAGGAGAACGGGTCGGTTATCTGGCTCTTGAGGAGTCCAATCGAAGAACCGCTATCGGATTGATGTCAGCTGCTGTAGGTAAATCCCTACATTTAGGTCAACCAACACATGAAGAACTCACGGATGCGTTCGATTGCACGATGGCTAATTGGAACGTCTATTTGTTTGATGGCTTCGGCTCCTACGATCCTGATGTTATTTATAATCGCATCGAGTACCTTAGCCAAGGTCTGGACTGCAAAGTGGTGTTCTTGGACCACCTCTCAATCTTATTGTCAGGCTTGGAAGGCGACGAACGGAGAATGATTGACACAACAATGACCAAACTAAGGTCATTAGTTGAACGTACTGGAATTGCCCTGTTCCTTGTATCACACTTACGTCGCTCTGGAGGCGACAAAAATCATGAAGAAGGAGCACGAGTTACCCTCGGTCAACTGCGAGGATCTGCTGCAATCGCTCAAC